AAATAAATTTACATCATGACATACGCTGACTACCCAGACGTGGCAAAGAATAACGCAAAGAAAGCGTTACAACACAAGAAGGACAACGGCTCTTCGTGTGGCACGCGTGTGGGTTGGTTAAGGGCAAATCAAATCGCAAACGGCGAAGGCTTGTCAGAAGATACCGTGCAGCGGACATACTCGTTCCTTTCCCGTGCTGAAGTCTACGACCAAGGCAAATACTTTGACGAAGACGGAAAAGAACTCTGCGGAAGCATCATGTATGACGCTTGGGGCGGAAGTGCTATGAGGGATTGGGCTGAGGCGAAGTTTAAAAAAATTGAAAGAGAAAAGGAAAGCAAAGCAATGGCGAAATTTAATATTGATATTTTAGGGGAAATTTCTGAATCTGTTAATTCGTACAACGTCGTACAAAGAGAAATTAGCAACGCAAAGGGTAAGGAATTAAACTTGGTTATTTCATCTGGCGGCGGCTCAGTCACCGAAGGAATGGCGATAGCTGATTTAATTGCCAATTATCCCGAAGAAACCACGGCAACAGGAATCGGCTTGGTAGCAAGCATTGCAACGGTTGTACTGTTGTCAGCGGATAAGGTTAAGATGACTGAGAACGCCTTCATGATGATTCACCGCCCTTGGAGTTATACGATGGGTAATGCCGACGAACTTGAAGCAACGGCTGAATTATTGGACAAGATGGAGGCAAAGTTATTGGACATTTATACCGCATCTGTAATTAAGCGTAAAGGGAAACAGAATGACCTTGAAAACAAGATTAGCGAAATGATGGCAGCCGAAACATGGCTGACCGCACAAGAGGCTTTAGAATTTGGCTTTATTGATGAAATTGTAAAAGGTAACGAAAAAAATATTGATTTATTACCGTTGCAAAATAGCCTTAGCAAGTTCATGAATGTTCCAGCCGCATTATTAACAAATACAAAAAAAGACGATGACATGGGTAATTCCATTTTAGAAAAAATCAAATCCTTGCTTAACAATATGGACGAAAAAGAAGTAGTCGAAAATGTTATGCACGAGGAAGAGGAAAAAACAGATGAGCCTAAGAACGACGAGATTGGGGACGCGATTCAAATGTTGAAAGACAATGGATATTTTGTTATGTCACCTGAGGAAATGGAAGCTATCCACACTAAGCAAAAAGAGGAAATGGAATCCATGTACAAAAAAAGTGATGAGCAAAAGAACTCAATCGGTGAAATCGAAAGCGTTTTAGAAACTTTGTCAACCGAACTGGTTGCACTTAGAAACCAAGTAAAAAAAGGCGTTGGGCTTCCTTCGGGCGGGACAACATCTGAAAAGATTATTGAAACAAAAGCAAAATCGAGTCACTTTGATTCTTTTGCTTCATTAGTTAAAAACAAAATTTCACAAAGATAATGGCATTCAATCCAACCGCCCAGAATGTGAACAATTTTGACAACGATAACACATACGTCGGTCAGAATAGTTTAAACAGAACGAACCCTTATGCCAATGTTGACGGCTTAAATGCTGAAAAGTTGTACGGGGTTGATACCTTTGAAGACCGCATTCCTATGTCGGTGACATACGCAATCGCTTCAGCGGGTGACAGAACTACGATTACACCTATTTACGGTGTGACAAGTGCTTCCGATTATTTAAAGTTTAACCTGATTGACGAAAGTGGTAACGAGGCATACGGACGCTGGATATCTTCAGCGCCATCAGCAGCCTTTGATATTACGACCACGGCGTTAAACACGGCAAACGATTGGAAGGCTTTCTTTGCCACGGCTAAGGCTGGAGCAAAAACCGAGTTCTCATTTAAAATTGAATCGGCAGCGGTGTTGACTAACACGACTGCTACGATTACTTACGCTAACATTTAAAATTAATTAAAATGCCAATAACAGAGGTAAGCCAATTAGACGTATCGTTCAGAGGTACGGAGGCGAATAACATATTTTTAGAGCCAGTTTTCTTTGACGATGATTTAAGAGGTCAATTCCGTATCCTTGGAAACGTCGCGAATAAAAAGAAAATGGTTTTCGTTCAGCAACTGGAAAACATTGTAAGAAAATACTCGGGCTGCGGTTTTAACCCCGTCGGTTCAGTATCTATCTACGATAGAACAATCGACGTTGAAAAGATGAAGGTTGATTTAGAAATGTGCTGGGACGAATTTGAGGACACGGTTTTTGAAGAGTTATTGAAAACGGGTACGCGTCTTCCAGATGTTTCGGGAACATTGATTGAAAACATTCTTTTGACCCGTACACAACAGGCAATTCGTCAAGACGTTCAGCGTTTAAGCTACTTTGGTCAGCAGTCTTCCAACAATCCTAACTATGATGCTTTAGACGGTCTTTGGACTGTTTATTATCCTCAGTTGGTTACCGATGCCTTAGTTCCAAGAACAAACACGGGGTCAGGTTCAGACCTTGCTTCGGGTGATGGCTTTGCAATCCTTAGGTCTATTTACGACCAAGCGCCTTTGCAGTTAAAAGGTTTACCAGCGGCACAAAAAGTGTTCAATGTTACGGGTTCAGTTTACACTCAGCTTCGTGAAGACATTGAGAACGGTGGCGGCGGTGATTACGGTCTATTGCAATTAATCAACGGGGTTGAGCAATTTACTTTCCGTGGTGTTCCTGTTGTTGCTCAATGGAGATGGGACGAGATTTTAAGTAATCTTGGAACAACTAAGCCTCATTATGTGGAATATACAACGCCACAAAACAAGGTACTTGCAACCGACACTTTAAGCCCTGAAACGGCTTTGGAACTTTGGTACGACCAGAAAGACGAAAAGGTATATATTAAGGCTCGTTTCAAAATGGGTGTTAATTATATTCACCATTCATTAATTAGCTTAGGCTACTAATCAATAAAGAATGAGTTCAATAACAAGCGGTTGGCTTAACCAATGCGTCGACGGAACTTGCGCTGGTGGTATCGGTAAACTTTATATCGCCAACGCGAATCAAGTTACGGGTTTCACCGCCAATGCCACGGCAGCGGTTACGGCAATCACAATGACATCGACTGCCTCAGTATTTTACGAGGTGGAATTTAGGGACAACTCAGGGGCGTTCACGGAAACGGTAACGCAAGACCCAGACACCTTATCGGTTGCCGTTGAGCAAAGTTTGGTTGGTATTATTAATTGTCGCGACCAAGAGTTAAGAAACCTTATCCAAGATATGGCGAATCAGGCTTGCGGCTTGGTTTGCGTTCACGTTGAAAATACGGGTAATTATTGGATTTGGGGCGCTGAAACGGTAGGGGCAAAGAAAAGACCAGCAAGGCTCACAAGTTCAGAAGGCTTGTCAGGTGCTTTGTTTACCGATTCAAATCAAGAAACATTAACCCTTTCTTGCCGTACCACGAACAAAGCGAGGTTTATTGTTGACGGTGCAACCGTGATGGGAGCATTAGATTAAATAATGAATTATGATAGTTAGAGAAAAAAGTAAGCTAATGATTTACGTCGGGGCAGACCCAACGGGAAAGGCGGGAATACTTAAGAAGGCTATCGGAGATTTTACACAAGCAGAATTAAGGGGTTGGTATAGTGCCAACCCCGTATCTGTTAGCCAACACGTCATTTTTACTCCTGAGAAAAAAACCTATGAGCCAATTAAAGAAGACAATTCAAGCGACACCGAACAGGGCTAATCGAAATTTAAAAAGAAATCAAAGCCCTTTATTGGCTTCGGTGACTTTAGATACCTCAAACACTATGTTAGTGCAAGAGGACATTTTCAATGAACCTTCAAGGGAGCGGCTTGATTTCACGGGGGCAAAGTGGGTAAGATTTTTCACGCAGAAAGATGACTTTCTTAAAAGTTTAATAGCCATTGTAAATAATTCGCCAACACTAAGGCGTATTATTGAGGATAAAGTAAACATGGTTGTAGGCGATGGATTTATCCCAATGAAAGGGAAATCCAACACTTTGCTTACAACCTCAATGAAAGGCGAAGTAATAACCGACGATTCCTTAAATGATATTGAAGACGTTATCGGTCAGGTTAATTTACATAGCCAAAATTTACAAGAAGTTTTAGGTGCTTTGGCTTTTGATTATGATGCTTTTGGTAATTGTTTTGCAGAAATTGTAAGGGGAAAGGTTGGCAGTCAACCTTTCACTTACATTTATCACGTTCCCGTTTACAACATTGGCATTAGAAAAGCCGAGGCTGACCAGATAATTCGTTCTATTGGCATTTATGACAACTGGGAAGAAGTGCCATTGACGACTGAGGGGACGTATTACGAGAACGAAGGCTTTAGGGAAATACCGATTTACCCTGAGTTTAAAAAATTAGAGGACGGCACGGAGCGTTCGATTATCCACGTTAAGCAATACGCGGCGGGGTATTTTTACTTTGGCTTACCTGAGTGGATAGGGGCGAAGATGTGGGCTGAAATGGAATACCGTATTCAGCGATTTAATACCAGTAAATTTGAAAATGGCTTTATGCCGTCGGGTATCTTACAGTTCTTCGGTTCAATGACGCAGACGGAAGCCAAAAGCCTTGTCGAGGGCATTGAATCAAAGTTCACGGGCATGGGCAACAATCATAAATTGTTTGTCCAGATTTTACGCGATGAAAAATTAAAAGCAAATTGGATTCCCACGTCAAAAGAAAATGAGGGCGAATTTTTAAACTTGCAAAACTTGGCAGCCTCAGCTATTGTGGTTGCTAACCGTTGGTCAAAGTCCTTAGCGGGCTTTGCGACATCTGGACAACTTGGCACAAATCAGCAGATACGGCAAGAGATGGAATATTTGCAAAACACGGTTATCAAGCCACGGCAAAACCTTTTATTATCAAAGATTATTAACCCCTATTTAAACGAAATAAGCGCGTATAATCCAGCGTTTATTGACGTTACCTTTGGCATTTCTAACACGTTACCCGTATCATTTATGGGCGATATAGCGGTTGAGGAGAACTTGTCAATGAATGAGAAAAGAGAAATATTGGGCTTTGCGCCTATCGAAATAGAAACAACAACAACCCCAACCAATGAGCCAACTGATACAACCGAGTGAAGTAATAGCTGGCGGCGTAGCACGACCAACCCCAGCGGATATAAGGCTTGATAAGTCACTTATTAGCCCTCATATTCAAGATGCGGAATACCGTTGGATTGTTCCCGCCATTGGCGTTTCATTTTATGATACATTGGTTGCGGACAAAGGAAGTTCCACGGCGTTTACCTCAACGGCTTACCAGCAACTTTGGGACGACCAATTAAAATCCTTTTGCGCCAATGCCGTGCTTTACGAGGCTTCGCCTTATATGGTCATGCAACTTGGTACAAATGGGCTTTATACCCTTGACAATGAATACGGGCAAAACGTTGGCGTTGAGGGATTGAAATTTTATCAAGATACTTTATTGCAAAGGCTTGACGTAAAGAAGAAAAGGATTAAGGATTATTTGTGTTCATGCGCTGCGGGGTTAACGGGCTTTGTTTCAACCGCTATTGGTTGCCCTGATTCAACTTGCGATGAACATGAAGAAATAACAGACATTTACAATACTTTAGGCATTGTTTTATGATAGAGAAACCAAAGAAAGAAAGGCGATTCCTCAAGGCATTGGGGCGCGTCGGTGAAATACTAATTCAGGAGGTTTTAATTAAAATAGGGAGTAATTTAATCAAGAAGATTGGAGGCAAAAAAACTTTGCCTTCAATTCTTTTTTTACTTGCTTCCCTCAGCCTCTTTGCCCAGTACCCAGCGACGGGCAATAAACAACGCTTGGGTTACCAGACCACGGGCGACGGTTTGGTTTTTCGTGGAAGGGCGAGCGATACAATGACGATAAAATCAAGCGGTTTAAACAACGCTTATTTTATCCTTGATACGGTTAATAATGTTCTTTTTAATTACATCAATACAAAAGGCGGCTGGCAATTTAGCAACGGCGATACCATTATTATAAATAACAATTTTACTCAGCCCGTGGATTCATTGTTTTTTAAAACAAGTGTTCCAACAAACAACGTGGACACGGCAAAAATGCGTTGGGATAGCGACTTAGGAACGGTTGTTTTAGGATTGTACGACAAAGTCCCAAACGAACTTGGCTTTAAAAACTTTTGGTTGGTTAAGAACCAAACAGGCTCAACCATTACAAAGGGTAGTATCGTATATGCTAATGGCACGGTCGGGGCAAGTGGAAGAATCACGGTGGCGAAATTCATTGCCAACGGCTCAATCGATGCAAAGTATTTATTAGGAATAACGGCTCATGACTTGACAGACGGGGAAGACGGGTACGTTATTTCATTTGGAAAAATAAGACAAGTTAATACTGATACCTTTTTAGCTGGGGCGATTCTTTACCCTTCGCCAATTACGGCTGGTGTTTGGACGGACGTTGAACCCGTTGCGCCTAATATTGATATGCCTATTGGCTTTTGTATTAATTCATCATCAAACAACGGGACAATAGCAATACGCGTGGCATCGGGATATGATTTGTCAGAATTACACGATGTCAGTATTACCTCGCCCGTAGAAAAATCAAGTTTATATTATTCTGGTGGACTTTGGCGCGATACAACGGCAGCACTTTTGGTAAGTGATACCGCTTCCATGCTTACACCTTATTTTAAAGATGCTGATACAACAAGCCTAAATCTTACTTCCAGATTTGCGGCTAAATTAAATATATCCGACACGGCTTCAATGCTTACAAATTACTTGCGAACGGGCGTGGCGGCCTCAACTTATCTATCTGGAAGTGGAACAACAAATTATATACCAAAATTTACAGGAAGTAAAATTTTAGGAAATTCATTAATAAATGATAACGGAAATTACATTGGTATTAATAAATCAACGCCAACCGTCGGAATAGATTTAATAAATGATATTTCTTCAACAAGTGCAAAATTACGTTTACAAACCAATTTTCAAAATGCAATCAGAACATTAGAATTGGGTTCTGGAGATGGTTTAAGTTGGGATTTACCAGGTTCAACAAGTCAATCACCATTTATTAAAGTTGTTGGAGGTGACCAAACATTTGGAGGCGGTGGTTTAAATTTTATCACTAATGACATTTCAAGATTGTTTATTAGACAAAACGGAACAGTAGGAATAGGAACAATTACACCAAGCGCAACATTTGAAGTGCATGGTTCAGCCGTGTTCAATGAAGGCTCAACCGATTCAGATTTTCGTGTTGAAAGTGACGGAAATGTAAACATGCTTTTCGTGGATGCCTCAACCGACCGCGTCGGCATTGGAACAAATGCGCCAGATAAAACGCTTCATGTAAATGGTGAAGTAAAAATTGCAACGGTAACGGCAACGCCTACGGCTTTACTTGGAAAGGACGGGAGTAATGTGGTGGGTGAGTTAGGTCTTGGTACTGGAATGTCTGTTGGCAGCGGTATATTAAGCGTTCAAGCGGCTGGCGCTTCTGCTACTGGATTAGTTACCTCGTTTGGTTCTCAAACATTTGGCGGTAATAAAACATTTAACGGCAATGTAAATATATCTACAGGAACTTTAGATGTTGGTTCAACAGGTACGTTTGGAGGTAGAGTAAAAACTAATTGGTTAGAGCGTAATTACGCATATTCTACAAGTTCATCTTTTACAGTAAGTGTAAATACAACATGGCAGGATATAAATACAAATGTATTAACAACATTAACCCTTCCTAATCCCGCAACTTATCCTGGCAAGGAATTACATTTAAGACAAACAGGTACTGGAAATTTACAATCAGCGTCATCAAATATTATTCCTTTTCAAACACCTCCAACAGGTAGCACGTCAACAGCAATATTAGGTGCATCAACTCATGAAGCAGTAACACTTGTAAGCGATGGCACTAACTGGATAATTATGCAAAGAAGCGAAAATTAATCAAACATAAACACAAAATGAAAAAAATATTATTCCTTATCCTTTTCCCGTTGTTTTCCTTTGCTCAGGATACAATTATTATCAAAAAGGTAATCGTTGATTCTGACACGGTTTGGCAAGTGAAGAAAATTACCGACGCGGATAATTCAAGTTTAACCGTGTTTGCCGATTCAAATCTTATCGTCCCATTCCTTACAAATGACTTAATAGACGATTCAAGAAAAATGGCTGATGCTTTAAACCTACTTGAAAGGCAAAACAAGTTTATCGCCAATGCAAACAAGTTGGACAAGTCATTGACCAACGTGAAAATAAAGGGTTCTTTTGATTATCTGCAAGAACAGTTCAAAAGGTTTTGGCTTGGTAATTACTCAGCCATTGCCAACGGGACAAAGGTTGTGGCTGGGGCTGAAATATTTGTAAATCAAACGGGAAGCCTCAGGCTTAAAATCGGGGAATCATTAAACAAGCCTTTGGTTATTATTTCAGACACCTACGGGTACATTTCCAATTACCCGAATCAAGGCGATAGAATGATTATTTATTTAACAAAGGCAAATGTTTTTAAAGACTTTGAAAACAAATTAATCCTTAGAAAAACAAAAGAATGAGATTAACTTTAATCAACTTATTACACCTTGGCTGGGAGAAAATCGCCTACGCCATTTGTTGCGGCTGGATTGCCTCGTTTTTCATTCCGATTAAAGGATTCCTAATTTTTACAATTTTTGTAGTTTTTGCTGACATGGCTACGGGAATCATTGCGGCAAAGAAGGAGCAGCAAAAGATAAATAGTAAAGGGCTTTATCGAACTATGGAAAAAATAGTGGTATATTTCTGCGGCATCCTTATTTTTGAGGGTGCAAGAAATACCTTTAGCCTTCCATTTAATATCACATACATGGCAGCCTTTTTAATGGCAACGGTCGAATTAACCAGCATATCGGAAAACATAAAAAGGATAACTGGGGTTAATTTAGCAACTTTACTTACAAGATTTTTCAGACGTTAAAACAAATAATATGCAGACTAATTTAAAAGAAGCCCTTAAATCGGCTGATACTATTAAGTCACCTTTGGGCGACATCAGTTGTTACAGTTTCAATTTTGCGGAACTAACTCAAGAAATTTCAGTTCACATTGAGGGCAACAAGGTTAAATTTACTTGGCGTGAATATGTCCAACTTGCTCAAATCATTTGGAATAAAATTAAAGAGACAAGCCGTGAATGTTCTGGAAAAGAAATTTCCGTGACTTTACCCCCAAAATTATCAATCGTAGGGGCTGCTTTCGCGCTCATAGGATTTAAGTTATAGGCGCAGCAGAGTAACGCTACCTTATGCGACTGTCAGGGCGGTGTATTGATTTACATCGCCCTTAAAAATATAAAAATATGAAAGCAAATAAATTTTGCGTTTTCCTTGACGCGGGACATGGCGGCATTGACCCAAAAGTAAAATTGCCAAACGGTTACACAACGTACCCTTCAAAATGTTCTCAGCATAACAACGGGGTTTTCCATTCCTACGGCTGGTTCTTTGAGGGCGTGTTTAACCGTGCGGTTACCGAATTAATTGGACAGTATCTCAATGACTGGGGCTTTGCAACTATGAAAGTTTACGACCCTGTTACCGATGTGTCCCTTGGCAAAAGGGTTGCAAAGGCTAACTTTGCGGCAAAGACCTTTGAGGCTTCGTTGTACCTGAGCATTCACGGAAACGCGGCGGCAAGTAAAGAAGCGCGGGGTTGGGAAGTCTTTACCTCAGTCGGGCAAACACGGTCGGACATTTACGCTGAGTTTCTTTATAAGGAAGTGAAAGAGGCTTTTCCTAAATGGATATTCCGTAGCGACTTATTAGACGGCGACCATGACAAAGAGGAAAGGTTTTACGTTTTAACCCAAACGGATATGCCAGCGGTATTATCGGAAAACGGTTTCTTTACAAATTATCATGATGCGCGCATGATGTTTGACCCGACGTTTCAAAATACCTTGGCTTTGTCTCATGCTCGGGCGGTGGTTGATTACGCAAAGACGCAAGGGGTGATATTTTAAAATGGAAAGGGTTGGCGCCAATGCCAACCCTCTAATTTCACCACTTTTAACTAAGTAACATAAACAAACGTAATCGATTTCCTAATTTATAATTTGATTTATAATCTTCAATGATAAATTGGTGACCGCGTCCCCGTCGGTGCTTCGGTACAACCTATAAGCAATTGTCAACATTCGCCCTTTGTCCATTGTTTCAATCGGCGGCTTTGCGTTGGGAAGGATTGGCTCAAGATAGAATTTTAATAATGCAATTTTGCTATTTAGTCCCTCGCAATATCTAATCGGTTTCGGGTAGGTTTTAGCAATCATTTCAATTTCCCTCCATGTGCTTTCCTCGATGCCGTCAATTAATTCGTTACTTTTTTTCATGCTTAATATAATTTTTTGCCATAAGCGCAAGAAAAAACGCGTCGATTTCGTCTTGACTTATTTTGGCTGGTTTAAAATGTGGTTCAAATTTTAATTGCTCTTGAGCAGCAACTTTCATAAACACGTCTTTATTAAACTTTTTCCCCTTTGCCTCAGGGGAAATATTGTAAGCTTCAATGTCGTGTTCCTTTATCCATTCATAAGCAATTCTTGAGGCGGCTTGATTCATGCCTACATTTCGGGACATTCGGGAAAGGATTGCGCGGTTAATTGAATTATTAAAAGTTACGTTCTGAAGGCTTGTCTCTTTAATTTTATTCCAAATGATTTGAGCAAGTTGGACATATTCACGCCAAGTAAATTTAACCTTGTTGCCCTCAAATATTATTCCTTTTCAAACACCTCCAACAGGTAGCACGTCAAC